ACATCGTTACAGCTAAATAAAGTCTAGGATTAGTATCAAACCCCCAGGTATTGGCATATGCTTTGTAAATTTCTAGGTAGTTCTTTTTAAATAAAACTATTCTATTTTTTTCATTAAGCTCTGCAGCATTAGGAAACACCCAGCGGATATTTTTGATATTTTCTATTAGATAATCTCTTGTTGTTTTACTAAACAAAAAATTACTAACAAGATTCACCTTAATATTTTTAGAAAAGAGGTGATCCAAAATACCAATAAAATTTGAATGCTGTGTTGGTTCCCCACCTAGAATTGTTATTTCTTCTTGGGGTGATTGTAAATTATAATGGTTGATAAGTTTATCAACCATTTCTATTGACATTTCGCCTAAGGTGTGTTTTAATCTTGCGTCTTCTTTAGTGAAACAAAATGAACAACCTTTAGCACATGTACCGTTAATTGCTAAATTCATTAAAAACTTTTAAAAGTCCATTCTCAATGTAAGAGGGGTTGTTGAAACGTTTTCATCCTCTTTTTGTTGTTTACTCATTGCCACACCAAACTTCTCGTGTTTCAATCTATGACAATCAGCGATAGTTTGACAAGCTTTAATTCTTTCTTCTAATAATTGTTGTTCCAATAGTAAGTTAGCTAACTTGGTATTGTAGTCTGTAACATTATTAATAATTTTTTGAACAAATGTGGATTTATCAATTCCCCTACCTGTTGATAATATATCAATGATTGGTGTTTGGTAATCACTATCTGCAATCCAACTAAATGCTTCTCTCTTTTGTTCTTCCCATGTATCTTTTTCTAACATAGAAGCATCTATCATCAATTCTCTATACCTTTCAGAAAATCTATCAGCAACAAGTTTCTTCATCACCGCTTTGTTAAACGCAACACCGGCTGCTTTGTCTTCATCAGTCAAAAAATGTTTAACTTTTTCTTCATCTGTTTCGCCAGATTCAGCTAACTGAGGAATCTCATCCATGATGTGTGAATTTGTTCTAACACTAATATAATCTTTGTAGATATCAGCGAACACAAAACCTTTAGCCACTTCTTCTGGAATAATAGCAGCACCAAGTCGATTAAGTTCAACCCTCATATCATTATACTCGTCAGCAATTTTACCATAGTTGTAATTTAAATACATTCCTACAATTTGAATGTAGCCTGGTACGTTACCCTGTAGTTTAAAAATTATATGTGTCATTATAATAGTTTTTCAGTTTCAATGTTATTTGAATTATCTAATTTTAATTGATTTTTTAATGATTCTTCAATTGAGAAATTATTTGTTGTTGCTTGTGTCATCAAATGATTAATGTTTCTATCAATTGATATTGTATATGCTGATGCTAGAGATAAAACTTGTTTTTGTTGCTCTGGGTCCATCATAAGAATTGAATCTAAGTTACCAGTTCCAATTCTACCATATGAAATCATATCAAGCATAGCTTGTTTAGCCATACGAACAGTCCAATACTCATGTTCATATTTTTCTTCTAGTTCTGGATTACCAAACACATCAATTAATTTTGTGCCATCCGGAAGAATTGCTGCTTCTGTTTCCAAAAATTCTTTAATTAAATCAATAAACCCCTGCCTTTCTCTGTAAGCATCTTTAAGATTTCTTTTAAACTTTCTGATATCAACCATTTTATCAGCAATCGTTAAATCAATCATTTGTTTCCTTTTAGAATCAGTAATAAATTCTTTACTTTCCTCATCCATTTCAATCTCCAATTCAGCTTTTCTAAGAACATACTCGAGATGTTCTACAGCATCTTCTCTACCTCTTAATTCTAATAACCATTGTTTTAACTTAGCATACGCTGTTATTTGTGCACCACCAACGAAATTATATGCTTTGTATTTCGGTAAAGCAAATGACATGCTCTCTGAAATTTGCATTATTTTTTCATCGAATGGGTTTGTAATAAAATTAGATCTATCATACTTGTAACCTTCCATAAATAAAATTGTTTTTATTAAATATAAGTAAAAAAATTCAAATTATCAACTATTGTCTCCAACCACAGTGTCCTGAAGATGTTCCAGCATTAACAGCAGGATTCAAACCAGTAACACTAGAGCTACCAGTGTCAGCAGCATAATAGAACTTCCAACTAACATTATTTTGCGCCCCATCATAACAACCCAACATATACTGCCAATCTTGTCCCAACGTAAAGTTTTCTTCACCACAGTTAGGATGAGGTTTAGATACATTCCCAATATTAGTATCGTTAGCATTGCTCCATCTTCTTAAATTATATCCTCCATTGTAACTTCCCTCATTACCACAATATCCCTTTCCATGTTTGGAACTAATACCTTTTTGTTGTGCATGCGCACCCCATTGAGTAGATGATGTTGGGGTTTCATTTGAAAAATTAAATTTGATTCCCGCACTGGATGTCCAAGCGTAACCGAAGTTTTCATCGAAAAATGCGCCCCCACCATCGGAACCGTTAATTGATGTTACACCAAATCCACTTACATAACTTTCATTTGTGAGATTAAATTTCTCTATTGTGCTCGATCCTCCCGAAATTAGATAAGCCATTTCACTTTCTTTTTGCATGGTTGCAACGTCACTTCTAGCAATACCCGTATTGAATTTTGTTTGGTGTGCATAATTTGTATCTGTCATCATATTAATTGCTGATGTCCTTGTACCATGGACGCTATCAGGTCCCTTCCATGCGCCATCATCATTAACCGACCATTGGAAGAAAATATTTTTACTACAAGCGCCAGATGTATATGATATAGGGTAATCTAATAATTCACCAATATGTGTTGTTTGGTCAATAAGATTTACTGTTTTATGTACATTTTTCCATGGGGAAGCATCCTTATACCCACCAGCTAAATAAGAATAATTAATCACTTGTCTGTATCTAAAAGCTGTTGGTTGTGTTTCTTGGGCGGCTATTCTTTCCCATCCATCATCAATATTTGAAACACCAGTGTAAAGCATTAGATAACTACTTCCGCTAGTTGATGTTTCAAGGTATAATGAACCTGATCGAGGGCTCGATGGTCTATTTGCTCTAGTACCTCTAGGAGGTCTATTAACAACTCTATCTGATCTTAAACTACCGCTTACTTCTAAATTCTCGTATATCATTTTATAAATTCATTTTATGATCTCCAACCACAATGACCTGATGAAGTCCCTGAATTAACACCTGGCGCTAAACCACTTACACTAGTGGTTCCAGTATCAGTTGTGTAAGAAAACTTCCAACTTGTATTATTTTGCGCACCATCATAATTTCCTAACATATATTGATGATCTTGCCCCATGGTAAAATTTTCTTCTCCACAGTTAGGGTGAGGTTTTGCAACGTTACCAATGTTGGTATCATTCGCGTTGCTCCATCTTCTTAGATTGTAACCTCCGGAATAACTTCCTTCATTACCAGCATATCCTTTACCAACTTTAGAACTAATCCCTTTTTGTTGTGAATGTGCTCCCCACATTCCAGTTGATGTAAATGTTTCAGAAGCAAAACTAAATTTTATTCCAGCTGCGGACGTCCACCCGTAACCAAAATTTTCGTCAGAAAATGCCGAACCACCATCAGAACCATCAATTGTTGTTAAGTTGAATCCAGTCATTATCGTTTCATTACTTAAATCGAACTTCTCAACAGTCGAACTACCACCAGTAAACATATATGCGAATTCTGTTTCTTTATGCATTGTACCTAGATCACTCCTATTAGATGTAATATTAAATCTGGTAGTATGGGCATAATTTGTATCATTCGCCATATTAACCGCCGATGTTCTACTACTATGTACATCTCCAGGACCTTTGAATGTGCCATCAGTATTAACCGACCACACAAAGAAAATATATCTACTACAAGCTCCCGATGTATAAGATGCTGGATAATCCAATAACTCACCAATGTGTGATGTTTGGTCTGTGGAATTTATTGTTTTATGTACGTTTTTCCATGGAGAAGAATTCTTATATCCACCAGCAAGATATGAAACAGCAATAATTTGTCTAAACTTAAAACCAACATTAGAATTAACTTGTGAGGAAACTCTAACCCAACCATCGTCACCATTGTTTAGTCCAGTATAAACCATAAGGAAACTACCACTAGCCGCTTCTTCAAGATATAAAGATCCTGTGACAGGACTTGATGGTCTACTACCTCTTGACCCTCTTGGTGGTTTTGATACACCTTGAACTCTTAAAGACCCACTAATTTCTAAATTATCGTGACGCATATTTTATAAATACTATTTTTAATTTCTCCAACCACAATGGCCTGATGATGTCCCACCATTAACACCTGGTGCTAATCCAGAAGGATTAACAACACCTGTATCTGTTGCGTAAACAAATTTCCAACTTGTGTTATTTTGTAACCCATCATAGTTTCCTAACATATATTGGTGGTCTTGTCCCATAGTAAAGTTTTCTTCCCCACAGTTTCCATGTGGCTTTGCTACGTTACCAATATTTGTTTCATTAAAAACATTCCATCTTCTTAAATTATAACCACCATTATAATTCCCCTCATTTCCAGCATATCCTTTACCCCATTTGGAACTAATACCTTTTTGTTGACCGCTAGCACCCCACTGTTGGTTATTTGTAAATGTGTCTGTTGCAAAATATAATTTGTTACCACTTTCCGACCCGTAACCATATCCATAATTTTCGTCTGAAAATCCAGAAGCACCTAATGAACTGGTAATAGATGTTTTTAATGTTAAGTATGGTTGCATATTAGGATAATACACACTATACATAACTTCATTAGTTAAATTAAATTTCTCAACTGTTGCAACACCACCACCAAATACCCAAGCAAATTCTGTCTCT